ATTGCGCTTCATCTCTAACACGAATACCTCTTTGTTTAAATCCAGCTGGCATATTTGAAAACGTACCAGCATCTAATAATTGTCTTAGTGCATTCGTTGCAGTTCTTGATAATCCACCAATCATGTGAATTAAGCCAAAGCCATAAAAACCTAGACCTGGTAAAAATTTAAAATGTGTAAAATATTCTATTTTATTTTTTAATGGGTCTTCAGCTTTATAGTTTCTTCTAACAGATAAAACTTCTCTTGATGATGTATCAATTGTTATAATGTAAGGAAGTTTTATTCCTGTTGGATTCTGTTCCATATCTTTATCTTCAAAACCTTCAAGGTCTACGTTTGTGTGAAACTCTAGAATTGTAAACATCTGTTCGTCTCTAGTTTTTCTAGTTCCTTCTAGTTCTCTTTCTTTTTTCTCTACTTCTGTTTCTTGTGAATAGCCTGGTGTAATTTCTACATCTCTATAGAAACCAGATACTTGTTTTTTTCTTAAATCATTTTCTGATATTTTTAAAACGTGAACTATTGCTTCTGCGTCTTCTAAAGAAGTTGCAGTGTATGGAACTATCAGATCATCTGCTGGTATAAATTTAGAAACGGCTCTGTCAAGAAGTTCATCATAATATACTTTCTTGAATGCAGAGCCGCTAAGAGGGAGATAAAAAAGTAACTGATCGAACTCGGGTTCATACTCTTTCATCTTATTCATGAGTTGATAGTTCATGAAATTTTTTACTCTTGTAGCCTGGTCCTCTTTTTGTTTGTTTACTACACCCATAATTTGAGTGTGCACTGGACCAGTTGCTGGAAGTAATTCTTTATAAGCGTGTGCTTGAAACTGTGTTACCGCTTCAGCTAATACAGGGTGAGTTGCACCACTTGCATTTGTAAACGGTTGTGATCTTGTTTGATATTTAAATCCTAATAAGTCTAAACCTTTTGTGTAGCCATCTTCCCAATCTTTTCTAGACGCTTTGTACTGTGTATAATTTTCGTAAAGATCAGAACCTAATCTACCTAAAACTTCTTCTGGTAATAAGTCTGCTAAATTATCAAAGTGTTCGTTAGTGCCGGGTTGATTAATAGCTTCAGGGTCAAAACTAATTGTTGCACCACCGTCTTCTTCTTGTGTTACTTCAACATCTTGCGCACCTTGTGCTTCTTCTATGTTGGCTTGAGATGCTTCTGCTATCTCTTCTTCACTAGGTAATTCTATTTCCTGCTTTACGTTTGGTAAAGACTTGTCTATTTCTGACATTGTTTTTCTCCGAGTTCGAAACCACTATAGTCTTTTTTCCAGGAACATTCAACCCCTGTGGGTGAGGTCCTCTAAGAGGTGGTATCGTAGTTGTTAGTTTTTTAGTCATCTGTTAATGCCTTATATCCTTGTATACCTAACGATAAACCTAATCCAGCTAAACCTGCTCTAGAAAGAATTTTTAACCCTACTCTACCTAAACCTAGGTTAGCAAATTTTCTAAATGCTGAAGGCAGCCCTCTTGTTAATTTTGGGGTCTGTTCTGCAAATACAGGATACAAATAATTTAATGGATCTGTTGCAATATCAACCGGTGAATCTCCTTCTGAAATCTGACTTGTGATATCCATGGCTGCTAATGGAGCTAGTAATCCTGGCGATGCTGCAACTCCTAGTCCTCTTCCTAAAGTTCTAAATCCTGTTTTAACTAGTCCTGGTCTTTTTTGTTCAATACCAAATCCTCTTGCTTTACTAGCTTTAATTGTTTTAGGTGCAACTGCAGCTGTCGATGCAGCAACAAGTGCTCCTGCTGCTGGTAGTTGATAATCTAAAATATCAGGTCTTGGTAGCTCTGTTGTGATGGGATCTGTTGCCATTGCAACCAACATATTTTTTTGTTGGTTTTCATCTGATAAATAAGTTGTTGGATCATCATTTCTAAATTCTTTTACAATTCCAGCTCCAACTGTTCCGGCAACACCAGCTGCACTAAATGTTTTGAAGCCACCTGATCTTAAAAATCCTAAAGCTGCATTTTTAACTTTTGTCATAGCACTACTAGTTGCAGGTGCTTGATCAAATATTTGAGCTGCTTTTACAGGATCATTATCTATTGCAGCCGCACAATCTCCAGGTAATCCACCACGTGATAATAAACTACAATAACCAATTTTTTCTTTTTCAGTTAAAGATTTAATTGAATTTTTTAATTGTTTTAATTGTTCGTTTGATAAATCTTTTATTGGTATTCCTTTTTCTCTAACTGCTCCGATTCTGTTTTCAATTAATTTATCATCTAGAGGAAGACCATATTCATCAGTACGAGGAGTTAGTTGAGTGAAACCTATGTAGGGCTGATATTTTTTAGGTAATTCTTTTGTGACTTTAGCAATTATTTGTTCTGCATTTTTATTTAATTCATCTACTCTATCTAAATAAGGACGACTTCCACCCTCAGATCTAGTTTGAAAAGCTTTTGATATATTTCCACTAATTCCATCTGCAATATCATTTAAGGCTCTGTTATAGGGCGAAAGTTTAGAATTCATTTTTTTAGAAATAACTGCCAAATCATTGGTTGTTAATTGTGTCTCTCCACCAATAGGCATAATGTGGTGAAAAGGAAAAGCGTTTGTACCTTTAAAAAATTTTGTTTTCTTAGCTGTCTTATCTAATCTTTTACCTCTTTTTAAATCACTATCACCCAATGCCGATACTATATTTCCTTTACTTTTTAAATCTGTTAAAATTGCTGAGTTAACATCTCTAATTCTTACTGTAGAAAATCCTGTTCCTTGTCTTGAAGGATATTGAGTTTTAAGAATATCTCCGTACTTCTGTTCCATCTGTTTGATAGAATCTGTACCTAAAGTTACTGATTTTTGAGAATATGTTCCATCTTGATTTTTAACTAAAAACAATCTTATGTAATCATCTAAATATCCTTCAGGTAAGTTACTTAAAAGTTTTTTATTAAAGCTTGCTTTTTTTGAAGAGACAGCCATTACACCTCCAGGATTTTAGCTAGGCCACCGCTTTTAAATCCAAGTCCTACGTCTAGGCCAAGTTGTTTTTGTATATCTTTAATTTCATCTGGAAATGCATCTGGGTTTCTTAATACTTTGTGTAGTTGTTGAAAGTATGCTGTCTTTTCTTTACCAACTAAACTTTTGTCTGTGCCTAAACTTGCAAACAGTCTTGATATATCTCTACCTTCAATACCGTATTTTTTTAATGCTTGGTAACCCATCTTACCACCACGAACTAACATGCCGGCCATATAACCTACACGTCCACCTTCTGCAAATTCAAAGTCTTCTGGGTTAACCGTTTGTGGATCAAACGCTCTATCAGTCACTGATCTACCTCTACCATCTTTAACTCTTATAAGTCTATCTGCGAATTTTTGAATGTCATTTGGATTTTCTAGTTTTGCAATTGCTGTTGCAACTTTTGGTCCAAAATATTTCTGTACCAATAACAATGGATCACCCATACCACCGCCACCACCTTCAGTCATAAATTTAAAATCATCTGCTTCCATAATACCAGATAAAGTTGTGCCACTTGGAAAATTTGGATCTTCTAAATCTTTTACTCTATTTAAAAAATCTCTAGCGTTTGCTCTAGCAGTTGGTTGAGCATTTTTTGATACACCTGCGTTTAAATAAATTTTATCTACAATGTCATCTATAATTAAATTACTACCTTTAACATTTTTAATTGCCTCTAAACCTGCACCTGTAAATGGCGCTGCAATATCTTCTGGTCCTCCACGTGAACCTGGAGGTGGTAGATCATCGAGTTGTCTAACCACATCATCACCTGATGATATAATTCCTGACTCCATTGCTTTTATTGTATCGTTAGGATTGCTTGGATCTAATCCTGCTTTTATCATAGCGTCGGAATCTCTGTTTGCTATATTACTTGCTTCATCTAAAAATGGTTTTTGTCTCAAAGACATCAAACCTTCTTTATCTAGATTTCTAGTTCTTGTTGCCATATCTGTAACATTTGCTGGAACTGCAGGTGGAAAATAAACATTCTCCATCTTTTTCATATTAGATAATAGTTTGTTTGCTTGAATATCGTTTAACTTACCAGCTACAGCGTAGCCTACTGAACCTGTTAATTCTTCTACTGCTTTTGATTGTGGTAATATAGCTAATGCTTCTTCGTTGATGTCCATATCTAACATCAGCTCTGGCGACTTACCTTTACCTAAAAAATTTACGTTTGTTTTAGTTCCAAGAACTTCATTAGTGTTACCACCTAATCTTTTAAAAGATTGAAGAATCGCATTTAATACCTGTCTACTAGCCATAATATTCTATTCTACTCCTATCCGGCAACGGTTCGTCTTTGTAAGAATCTTTGTTACGAACTAAGCCACCTTGTTTAATACGCATAATCGCTTGAGTCATAGAGTCGACATAGTCATCGTAATCTCCATGCGGAAACGCAGCGCATTCTTCCACAACTTCCTGAGCGAAATGTTGGTGCATAGGAGCCCATATCAATCCTGTCTCAAAAAGCGGTGATACTGAATTTACTCTTGCATGCTTATCATTTCCTCGGCTCGGTGTAAAGTTAACAACTGGGATTCCCATATCTCTTAATTCAGCCGTCAGAGGTATACCAGAGGCTTTGGCCTCTACGATTACCATGTCAGGACGCCAGAATAGATACTCTTCATGAGCGACTTTTTTAAGTTCTGGAAACTCATATCTATCTTTAAAAGCGTTTAATAGTATTATATTCATACCACTATCCTCATTCTCGAAGACTCCCCACGTGGTTATAGCACTATAGTCGGCAGATTCTTTTCTAAGAAAAGCTGTGTCATAGCTTTGTATTATAAAATCACATTTAGGTGGATCTTTGTCCTCCCAGTCTTGCCACCAATCACGTTTAATTATAGCCCCTTCTTCAGCTGTAGGCTGTTGCATATACTGAGCGTTCCAGTTGTTAACTGGAATAGATGCTTTGGTTTTCTCTAATTCTTCCTTGGTCCAGTATTCTGGCCACACGGGTTTACCATCGGGGAGCAGGGCTGGTAGTTCCACGACTTCCCATTCATCAGAGTTCTCTTCTCCCTGAGCCTTGATTAGTTGTCCAGTAAGATCTTTTGTACTCCACCTTGTCATAACGCAAACGATACGACCTCCTGGTTGCAAACGTTGACGTGGACCTGATGTATACCAGTTCCATGCTTTCTCGAATGACTTACTATCTTTTTTAATATCTTGTTCTTTGTGTGGATCGTCGATGATTAGAAGATCAGCACCACGACCTGTTATTGCTCCACCAACACCGGCAGCAAAATACTCCCCACCCTGTTCCGTTTTCCATTTACCAGCAGCCTGTGAGTCCTCCATCAGTCTAGTGTCGAATAGTTGTTTGTAGTTTTCTTGGTCTACTAAGTTTTTAGTTTTACGGCCGAAGTCTACAGCTAGATCAGCCGTGTGTGTTGCTTGAATGATCTTTAACCGGGGATCAAGGCCAACCATCCATGCCGGAAGTAAATATGAGGCAAACTCCGATTTAGTGTGTCTTGGCGGCATGTTAATGATCAGACGTTTAATTTTCCCCTCAGCAAGGTCATTAAATTTTTTATTAATTTTTTTATGATGTGATCCCTCAATAAACTCTGGCCAAACATATTTTACAAAACTCAAAAAGTCTTTTTTAATTATTGGTTTGGCTTTGTCTAATGCTACGCTCTTTTCTAGTTCTAAAAGTCGTGCTTTCTCTTCTGGTGTCAATCCTGAAAAATTTTCCATAAAATTTTTTGTAATAAATTTTTTATAACCCAATTTTGAAAGTTAGTCTATAAGAGTCTAAATCTTACATATATGTGTACATCTGGGACCCCTTTGTGTGTTTAGGGTGGGCCCGCCCAAGTTTACAAGCAAAAAAATCAAGATGTTGTGGTACCTCTATTGGCACACACTATGCAAGAATTGCAATGCAGTTTATGCATACCCTTATGGGATTTTGTGGGTCTGGGGATTTCTGCATCTCACCCCCAGACCCAAGTAGGATTTAGAATGGCATATCCATTTGTTCCTTGTCCTCTTTCACTTCCATATCTTTTGTTAATACAAGTGGCTCGTCTTTTTTCCAAAGATAACTCATATCAACAAGGTAGTGAAAGATATTTGGGTTCTCGTTCAAAGTTCTCAAAGCAACTAATTTCTCGAATGCCTTGTCCTCGTCTAAGTCTGCAAATTTAACAGACCAAGTATCTTTGACCGAAGAATCAAATTTATATTGTTCTAGTATTATGTATTTTTTATCTTTCATAACTTTATACTCCAACTATCTGACGCAGTTCTATATCCATCTGCGTCTACATCAAAATAAGTCATTAACATTCGACCTGCTTTAGATGTCCAATATCTACACTTATCTGTCCAAAGTGCATTTCTTGTTATTGTTTTCTTATCACTTGCTGAATAGTAAGTGATAACAAAAGGTTTATTATTTATCATTTGTCCTACTTTCTATAACTTTATGTTATGGGATTAGTATAAACTAATCCCATAGTTAATCAACACTTTAATTCAAGTTATCAGAATTAGTTTGTTGTTGTTGCATATATGCAACTCTTTCTGCAATCTTTTGCTCTCTAGTTTTTTCAGTATTTTTCATACCTTTTATTCT